TCAAATCCAGCCGCCAGCCCACACCACGCGCCCAATTATCTCCAGATCGTTCAACTGCTCCCTGGGGACGACCATATCGCGGTAGGCCTTGTTCTCACTGATGATGTGAATAGACCCGTCAAACTGCCGCTGGAGCCTCTTCGCATAGAGATGGTCATCCAGCCGGATAACATAGACAGCCTCTCCCTCAAGCGTACTGCGGCTGTGGTCAATCATCACAGTATCGCCATCGCTTAGCAGGCCCTCCATCGAATCCCCGTCCACTCGGATTGCGGACAGTCGCGCTGCGTCCAGGCCTTGCTTGCGAAGCGAGTACGCCGTGAACGCAAGCTGGGTTAGGACCGTGGCCCCTTCGCTCCAAGCGCCGTGCCCCGCACTACAGTGCGCATCGTACAGCGGCACATAGGCGTACTTGTCCTCCGCAACAGATTGGGACGCGGCTCCTTTCAACTTCTCCCCCTCACCAGAAGCCAGCCAGCCAATGTCCACGCCGACCGCCTTAGCGATGTCTACACACCGCGCCACCTTAGGCTCACTTTGCCCGGTGAGGTAATACTCAAGAGTGCGTCGGGGTATAGCGGTAAGTCGCGCCAGCTCATCGCCACTTCCCGCTATCTCGGCGCATTGCCGAATACGCTCCGCAAGCCCTTCACTCATTTCGCTTTCTCCCTTGAGCTATCCGAAACGGCATCCCTGCACAAAGCGAAATTTCGCTTTCTCGATAAAGCCTTACAGATCAAAGAGATAGACAAAATCAACCACCACCCAGCCAAAGATGGAAAGCGAAAAGCCATTTTTCGCTTTACCACGTAGTTATATTTGGCTATGTTTATGCCCTAGGTAACGTTAGACATCCCAAAAAAACACCCTTGCCGGTGTTTATGAATGGACGCTAGGCATGAACAAAACCGAAATCCCGCTTGATCCAGCCCAGCGATGGGAATGGATCAAATACCAACTTCGTACCAGAGGTACGTCACTCGCCACATTGGCACGTGAGCTTGACGTTACAGACGCTGCCGTCAAAAACGCCAAGCGCACCGCATATCCGCGGATGGAGCGAGCCATTGCGCGGGCGCTCGGCCTCAAGCCAATCGACCTGTGGCCCGAACGTTGGAACGCAAACGGCACTCCACACCGAATTCGGGTACAGCGTGCTGAACACAACGCAACTTCTAGCCAAGAGCATAACCCAGGTTATGCCCTTCGACACCGTAAAACCGGTACGGAGGGATAAACATGCGCCGTGTAAAGGACGATCGTACGTTAGACATCTTCTCTGTTCCCCAGCCAGTTCTGGCTATCCCAGGGAATGGCAACAATGCGGCGCAGGTCAGTGAACTGATCAGCGAGATTCTGAAAGGTTCAGATCTGGACCGTTATGAAATTGGCGCACGCATGTCCCGCCTTTCCGGCGATGACGTCAGCAAGCACATGCTTGATGCGTGGTCGAGCCCAGCCCGAACAGACCATAACCTGCCGTTCTATAGGGCACCGCTGCTTGAAGAGGTATGTAGCAGTCACGTTTTGACGGACTGGCTCGTTGAGCAGCGCGGTGGCCGCGTGGCTTACGGTCGTGATGCTCTCAATGCTGAGTTGGGCCGTCTAGCTCGTGTCGCCGCTGACGCGACCAGGCAAGCCCGCGAGCTTAAAAAAATGCTGGGTGACGGCCATGCATAATTGGTACTCCGCCCGTGAGCTGGCTGGTCTGCCTGGGATGCCTGGAACAGAGCGGGCAATTCAGATACGTGCTAAGCGCGAACGATGGGAAGGCCAGAGCCGTCTCGGCAGTAAGGCTGTCGAGTATCGCTTTGCTGCTCTGCCGCCAGAAACTCAGGCCGCGTTAATCGCCGCCTCCGTGTCCGAGGCTGAACCTGAATGCACACCGCTTACAGATTCAATATCTGTTCAACGTGACGCCGTTTCTGCGTCACGCTTGAGCGAAGATCAACGCTCTGTGATGACTGCTCGCCTGGGCTTCGTGCGTGAAATCGAACGCATGAGCCAGACCATCAGCCAGCAACGCGCCATCGACACCTTGGTTTCCCTGGCAAAAGCAGAACAGCTCACCCCCTATTTAAATGGGTTGGTGCAGCGCGCCAACGACCGCAAGACCGGGGACCGCTCTTTGAGCGAGCGAACGCTCAAGCGCTGGCTGGCCGACTACCGCAAAGAGGGTGAAACCGGCCTCGCGCCTGCACGCCGTCAAAAGGACATGAGTTTGCCTGCATGGGCAGCGTCATTCCTTGCTTGCTACCAGCGCCCAACCAAGCCCAGCGTGGAATCCGCCTATGCCGAGTTTGCCATCAAGAACCCGGCCGAACGGCCCAGCATCCACGTCGTGCGTCGCTTCCTTAATAAGCTGAGTGCCGAAGCCCGCGAGCGTGGCCGTCGTACACCGCAGGAACTCAAAGCCCTGCAACCGTTCAAGCGCCGCTCCACCAAGAGCATGTACCCCTGCGACGTATTCACCGCAGACGGTCACAAGTTTGACGCCGAGGTGCTGAACCCACGCACCGGTAAGCCATACCGCCCTGAAGCAACCACCGTTCTTGATGTCGCAACACGGAAGGCCATTGGCATTTCGATTGGTGAGGCAGAGTCCACCATCGGTGTGATGGACGCGCTACGTGACGCCATGCAGCACGGCATGTTCGCAATGTTCTACGTCGATAACGGTTCAGGCTTTGCCAACGACACCGTCCGCGAAGTAGTTGACCGGCTTGGTGGCACCATGACCCACGCACTCCCTTATAACAGCCAGGCACGGGGTCTTATCGAACGTTCCCACCAGACCATTTGGGTCAACGCAGCCAAGAAGTTGACCAGCTATATCGGCGCCGACATGGACAAACACGCGGGCACGAAAGTGCATCGGATTGGCCGCAAAGAGCTGCGCGAAACCGGCCGTACCCGCTTGATTCCGACCTTCGCCGAGTTCATGGCCGGTGTCGAATACGAGATTGAAACCTACAACAACAGCCCGCACAGGGGGCTCGCCAAATTCCGCGACCCGCTGACCGGCAAGCTGCGCCACATGAGCCCGAACGAAGCGTGGGAAGCCGCACGCGCCGAAGGTTGGGAGCCAATTATCGCTCCAGCCGAGCTGCTCAATGACCTGTCGCGCCCACAAGTCGTCCGGCCGACACGTCGTGGCGAAGTCACCTGGGCAGGCGAAACCTACTTCCTTGATGCATTGCGCAGCTTTCATGGCGATGACATCCGACTAGCTTACGACGTACGTGATGCGTCCCGCGTGTGGGTTCGTACCCTGGACGGCGAACTGATCGGCGAAGCCTTGGTGGACGGCAATGCCAGCGACTACATGCCGAAGGCGATGATCGAAAAAGCGTACGACAAGCGCGAAAGCGGCCAGATGAAGCGTGCCCTAGACAAGCTTGAAACCTTGACCGGCAAACGTGTGGAAATGATCGCGCCGTCCACCGCGCCATCCGCGCAGCTCAGTCTTGAGCAAATGGCCGAAGCTCGCCAGTTCGCCGAACTGTCAGCGCCGAAACCTAAAGCTTTCGACTTACCCACCGATCCAACCGCCCGCTATCGGCTCTGGAACCAGCTCGACGCCCGCCTCACCAGCGGCGAGTCGCTGTCACCAGAAGAAACCCAATGGCATTCCCGCTACCCGCAGCACCCGGACTTCACCTCGATACAGCAAATGTTCGCGTTCGCCGAGCAGGCCCGCGCTTAACCCAAGACCTTTAGGAGTCGCATTATGAGTGTTACCAAGATCGTTCCCCTGACCAATGTCGGCCTCTTGTCCGCCGCCATCGCCCGAACCCATGCCCGCCCAGCCGGCCTGCCTGGTTTGGTGGTGATGTACGGCGCAAGCGGGCTGGGTAAAAGCGTGGGCGCTGCCTTCGCCGCCAACCAACATCGCGCCTACTACGTGGAGTGTCGCGATACCTGGAGCAAGAAAGCTTTCCTGCTCGCCATCCTGCGCGAAATGAGCATCCAGCCAGAGCGCACCTTGTCACAGATGGTTGACCAGATCGCCGAGCAGCTATCCCGCAGTGGTCGCCCACTGCTAATTGACGACGTGCAGTACCTGCTGGAAAAGGCCGTCGCCAACGTTCTGACCGACATCTACAACGCCAGCCAGGGAACCATCGTCCTGATCGGCGAAGAGCGTGTGCCCGGTAGTTTGGCTAAGTTGGAGCGCCTGCATAACCGTGTGCTGGAGTGGGTGCCTGCGCAACGCGCCACCCTCGATGATCTGCGCGCCTTGAGCAAGGCCAGTTATCCATCACTGCGCTTTGCCGATGACCTGTTGGAAGATCTGCGGACCAAGGTCGGTGGGTGCCTTCGCCGTATCGCCGTCAACCTATATCGGGTCTACAGCGAAACCCAAGCCCAGGCCATCGACAGCATCGACCTCGCCGGTTGGGGCTCACGCGGTTGGTTTACCGGCGAAGCGCCGTCGCGGAGGGCTTGAACCATGGGAATCAGAGCCGATCTGGTGATGGTGGGAGGAAAGCCCCCACGCCAACATATTTGGGAAGCCATTCGTGCCATCAACGCCAGCCCTAAAGAGCTGACGACTTACGCTGTTGCTCGAAAGTCGAACCAGGACGACCAAACCGTACGTGGCTATTTTCGAGACATGGAAAAGGCCGGCATTGTTAGCAAAATTCGCAACGTCGGGCGCTTCGATGCCGAGTGGGAACTCCTTAAAGACGAAGGCGTTGAAGCCCCGCGCATTACCCGTAACGGCAAAGTATCCAAGTATGCGGCCGGTGCAGAGAACGTGTGGCGGGCATTGCGCATCCTGGGCGAGTTTAGCGCCGCTGAGGCTGCCGTCGCCGCCAGTGTCAACGGCGTGTCCATTAGTGAATTTGGCGCTCACGTGTATTTGTCGGGTCTAGCAAAGGCTGGCTATGTGACACGTCGAGGCGGCACGCCTGGTGTTAAAACTCGTTTCCGCCTGGTTCCGTCTCGGTACACCGGCCCCAAACATCCGATCTATCAGCGCGACTTTCACCAAGTCTACGACCCGAACCTCGATCAGGTCGTGTGGCGCAAAGCTGACCAGGAGGTGGCCGAATGAACCAGGTCAACCTGTCCGCCTGGGGCAACGAAGTGCCGTTGTTCGTGCGCTTGCTTGCCGCTGAGGTAGCCGCCAGCAACAAAACCAAGGCCAGCCAGCGCATTGGCATGAGCCGCACGGCCGTCAGCCTGATTCTATCCAACCGCTACGCATCCCCCAGCACTGCGGGCGTGGAGCGGCGCGTGATGGAAACCCTGGGCCGCATTGAATGTGTCGCCCTGGACGAGACCGTCACCTCTGACCAGTGCCAAAGCTACCGCGAAAAACCGGCACCAACTCATAACCCACAGGCGATGCAGCACTGGCGCGCCTGCCAACACTGCCCAATCAACCCCGACTGCTGCAACCAGGAGAACGCCCATGCTCGCCTCCACTAACCGCACGCCATTGAAAGTCCTGACCCCGACCCTGGCAGACCGCCTGCGGGTGTTCAACGCTGCCGCCCGCAACTTGCAGGCGCACGGTATCCGCGTGCAGGCGTTTCACCCTGCAAACAATCTCCTGGTGATCACTCCCGAGTCAGGTCAGCGCCTGATCAACCTCGGCCATACCGACGGCTACCAACGCCACGGCACAGCCGGCAGCACTCGTTACAACGTGCAGTTTCAGGGCGTGACCCTGGAATGGCGCGAACCCATAAGCGCCTCCCGTCCTGCTGACTGGTCGCGACTGACTCTCCACTGAGGAAACTTGCAATGACTCAACAACAAACCATTCCCGAAGGCTACCGCGTCGACGCTCAAAAACGGTTGATCCCGGAAAGCATGATCAAGCCTATCGACTTGGAACGGGACACCCTGGTACTTGGCCTGGTTGAAAAAGCCCGTGCTGCCAACGAGGTTCTGGCGAAGTTCAAGGCCTCGGCTTTCGGTGATATCGAAGCCTTTGTGGAACTCAGCGCCGAGCAATACGGCGCTCAGATCGGCGGCAAGAAGGGCAATGTGAGCCTGATCAGCTTCGATGGGCGGTTCAAAATCATGCGTGCTGTCCAGGAAAGCATCGCCTTCGACGAGCGCCTACAGGCGGCGCGGGCATTGATTGATGAATGCCTGCGCGACTGGACCACCGGGGCACGTCCCGAAGTGGTCACGCTGGTGAATGACGCCTTTCGGACTGACCAGAAAGGCGACATCCGCACGGCCCGCGTCCTGGCATTGCGCCGTATGGAAATCACCGATGAACGCTGGCAGCGCGCCATGCAGGCCATTGGTGACGCCTGTCAGGTGATTGGTTCCAAGTCCTACATCCGTGTGTATCAGCGTGTTGGTGACACCGACCAATACGAACCAATCAGCCTTGATATCGCGGGGGTTTGATATGGCCGTTCGTACCAGCAAACCGCAACAAATGGCCGTAGTCACCCTGGGTTATCGGGACTACCTATTGCCCCAAGCATCTGCCCTCAAGGTGCTTGATTTGATGAGCCAGGCGCTGGCAGTCGACTCAGACTTTTCAAGCCGCAAGCAGCGTTATCGGGTTGGTGAAGCGCCAGAGGTCTCGCTTGTCGTGGTCAAAAGCGACCAGTTGGACTTGCCTAAATCTGAGTTGGCGCCTGCATCGAGCAGAGCGCGCAAACCGCTTTTGTTGAATTAGAGGGGACATTGAAATGAAAAAAACTATCACCGCCTATTGCTTCGCATCCGGCCATATCGACTTTGGAGTCAGTGTTCCTGAGGGAGCCATTGCTCTCGCTGTGGGCGAAGAAAAGATTGTGCGCGACATCGTTACCGTAAGCGCTCGACTGTCTCGGCTAGACAACGAAACGATCTTTGTTCCCGGTGTGCCAGAGGCTGCGAACCAGCGCGAAGGCATCACGGCTGTAGCGCGATTTATCCAGTGGCTTGGCAAAAGCAATCAACCCGGCTTTCGCGCCCTGGGCGTCTAAGTCATTAGTCATAGGAATTGTTATGGCCAAGATCACTATCACCCTGGAAGACCGTCACGAAAGCAACGGGAAACCTTCCGTCACCGTTGACATGACAGGCGTACCCGCCAGCCCCCTGGGCGCCCCCCGGCAGACGGAGGCCACGCGCCTGTCCAACAAACTTTTTGACCTGATCGCCAGCGAAAAGATGTTGGGTGCTATTCCTGCCTGCCACTGGCAACCCACCACCATGACCCTTCAATAAGCGAAACCGCCCCGGCTTGCTGGGGCGGTCTGCCGGACGTGGTTGTCCGGTACTGATGAGCAGCCACCCATGACAGACGAATCACCCGCACAGCGCAAAACCCGCCTGGCTCGCGAGCGTAAACGCGCCCAGCGCAAGCGCGATAAAGACAAGCGCCTGGCTATGGGCGCTAGCAAACTCAAGATGGAAATCTATAGCGGCACCAGGAGCGAAGTGGAACAGATCCGCAGCGCCGGGGCGTTCGATGAAACAGAGCACGCGCTCACCATGGCTATTCATGGTGTCGCCGCACTGTCCCGAAACGACCCGGCCGCGTTCCAGGCCCTGATCAAAGGAGGAAGACAATGAGCACGCGAAACCTGCAACTGAGCAAAATCCATATCGCCAAAAAGGATCTGGGACTGGATGACGAAACCTACCGCGCCTTACTGGTCCGTGTGGCTGGTGTGCGCTCGGCCAAAGACCTGACCCCCCGCCAGACCGGCGCAGTACTGGCCGAGTTCGCCCGGTTGGGGTGGGCGTCGGCACCGGCTAAAAAGCATGGCCGCAAAGCGCCGACACCTGCGCCAGACAGGGAGAAGCTGGTGGGTAAGATTGAGGCCTTGCTCGCCGAGGCGAAACGCTCCTGGGCGTATGCCGATGGTATGGCCTTTCGCATGTTCAAGGTCCAGCGCGTGGAATGGCTCGACCCTGGACAACTGCAAAAACTGGTTGCGGCATTGACCTACGATGCCCGCCGACATGGGAGGCCTGAGCGATGAACGAAGAACTATTCCCGGACGACAGCGATAAGCTCGACCCTGATAAGGTTCTAGCTCACATGGAGTCACCCACCGTTCTTGCACGTTGGGAGGGCACCCTGGGTGAGATGGTCAGGGTTGCAGAAGTCGAACTGCGTAAGGCGCTTAATAACCCGGACTGTGCCCCTGAATTGGCCCGCCGCGTGGTCTATTCGATCTGTGAACACCAGGGCGGTACAGTGATGTATCTGCCACGGGGCACAATCCTAAAGCGAGCTATGCGCGACGCGGCGATCTATCAAGATTGGCGAGACCGTGGGGTCAAACCCGCCGATATGGTCAGCAAGTACGACCTGTCGAGCCAAACGATTTATGACATCATTGCCCGTCAACGGGCGCTCCACCGTAAGAGCGAGCCCGACTTATTCGGCTTTGATGAAGGGACAGTTCACTGATGAAAAGGACAACGGCGTATTCGGCATCACTACTGATAGTAGGGCTTGGCGTATTGAATTTTGCTCATGCTGAAAGCGCCGTTGAAAAGCAAGCAACTCAGATCCTGCTGGATGCTTGCCCTACATTAGTGAACCTCCAAAAGACTTCTGAAGTATCAAGCCTAGTGGCTATCCGTCAGCCTGCCGAAGCCTATGATGAGAAGCAGCTAGGTTGGAAGGAAATAGTTCAAGTTGCCGTTACCCTTACGTCTCCGGTGAAAACATTGCCCCGTGACTATTACGCATCTGGGCATACATGCTTCTACGATATTGGCGATGGGGGCATGTTCACAGTGAAGTCTCCGTGCAAGAAAATCTGCAACTTCGACACATCAACTAAGGGCGCAGCATACTTGCCAGTTCCTGCGACTAAAGCCCTACAGCTTGCAACTGAGTAACTAAAGCCCCGCCACCGAGCGGTGCTAAAACCTTAAACCCCCCTGAAATTACAACTTCTCCCCCCGTGCGCGAACCTACACCCGTTCATTCAAACGGCAGGTTCGCGCTATGCATTCCGCTCCCCCCAAAGTCACCCGGCCCCAACGGCCGCGCCAGTTCGCCCAGCTTATTCAAGCCGCAGGTGATGATGCAGCGCGTGCGGTGCTGTGGGCCAAGGTTCCGTCCGACTGGCGGGAGTTGGTGCAGTCGCATATCTCACAAGCCGAAGCCCGCACCGAGCAACACGTCCGCGAACAGGAAAAGTTACGCCCCCCTGTAAGAACCATCACACCAACCTTCGCCGAATACCAAGCCCCCACCTACGTGCGCGGCAATACCTCTGTGGCCGCTCAACAACTGGCCGCACTACGCGCCACCATGCACTCACCGCGAGTATCTCAATGACAACCACCACACCGAAGCGGCAACCCCGCACGCCCCGTATGACCTTCTGGGCGTTGATCACCATCGCCTTGCTGTTCTGTCTGGCAATTGTCGCCCCAACCAAATTGCCAGTTGTCCTCTATAAATGTGGCCTGGTCACACTGGGTTGTGTGTTGGGCTACTGGCTCGACCGGGCGCTGTTCCCCTACGCACGACCAGACGCAGTCCCCGCTTGCGACCGTTCCATGGCTGGTATTCGCCGTGCCCTGATCGTGCTGGGCTGCGTCCTCGGCCTGACGTTGGGGCTCTGACATGCGGCGCTCTCGTTCCCTTCTATATATAGCTGCGGCCGGAATTGGGTTGTTGGTAGGTCTGGCCACCAGCCCACCAGCCAAAGCCGAAATCCCGGACCAGGCCGAACGCTACCGCCGTGACCTGACCCGCATCGCTCAGGCCGAATGGGGCCTGGATGCTCCGGTGTCCACCTTCGCCGCGCAGATCCACCAGGAAAGCCGCTGGAAGTTCGACGCAAGGTCGCCCGTCGGTGCGCAAGGCTTGGGCCAGGTGATGCCCTCGACCGCCACCTGGCTTGCCGGGTTGTTCCCCAAGGCCCTAGGTAAGGTCGAACCGTATAACCCGATTTGGTCCATGCAAGCGTTGGTCAGCTATGACCGTTGGCTGGCGAACCGCATCCAGGCGCGTGGCCCCTGCGAACAAGGGGCGCTGATCCTTTCTGCCTATAACGGCGGTTTGGGCTGGGTCATCAAAGACCGCAAGTTGGCATCGGCTAAAGGGGCCGATCCGCTGACCTGGTTCAATTCCGTCGAGCGGTTCAACAACGGCCGCTCGGCCGCAGCCTTCAAGGAAAACCGCCAATACCCGCGCCTGATCCTGCTGCGCTGGGAAGCCCTATATGTCGCTGATGGCTGGGGCCAAGGGGTCTGCCAATGAAAAGCCTGTTTGACCTGGTCAAGCCACTTCTTTGGTACGTGGCTGTTATCGGTGTCGTGGTGTACGGCTTTCACTTGAATCGCCAGGACGGCTACGACGAAGGCTACAGCCTGGCTAAGTCCGAAGGGGAAACCGCTGTAGAGGTTCTGCGTAAAGAGCACGCCGTGGAAAAGCAGCTTGCCGCCGATGCAGATCTGGCGCGGCTACGCATCGAGCAAGGCAAAAATAATCAACTGGTTAGCCAGCTTGCGGACACCAAAGAAACCCTGCGTCAGACCACTGACCGACTCACAGGAGATGTTGCCCGTGTTACCAAACTCTATCGCCGCGCCTTGGATGCGAAACCTGAGCCACTGCCTGCTGCTGTGTTCACTACTGGCTTTGTCCGCGTGTGGAACGCCGCAAACGGTATTACCCCCAGTTCCGCAATGCCAACCCCGAACGGCTCCGGCCGAACTCCTGCGCCTGCCAGCGGAACCGGAAACGCTGACGACCTCGACTCAGGCGTCACCCAGGAACAACTCCTGACCAACCAGGTACGCAATGGCGAGCTGTATGGAATCTGCCGGGCGCAGCTCAAAGACCTGATCAATTGGACCCGCAATGAAAGCAAGTGACTACGCCAGCGTCCTGGAAGCCCTGCACAACGAAAGCGCTTTAGCGACTCATTTGGCACAGCAAGAAATTTTGATCGGCCCCTCGGCCGAGTTCTGCCAGGTGTCTGATTGCGACATGCCGATACCCGAAGAACGGCGCCAAGCCATCCCCGGTGTGCAGCGTTGCGCGCAGTGCCAAACCCGTCGCGAAAGGAGCAAGCACTAATGGCGACACTCGAAATGCCGGTGTGGCAAATGATCAGTATCGCCGTGACCATCCTCGGCGCATTTGTCGGCGTTATGAAAATGCTCCTGGTGCAAATGGAACGGCGCCTGGATCAACGCTTTGCCGTGGTGGACAAGGACAGTGAGCGCCTGCGCGAGATGGAGATCGGCATGGAGCGCCTGCGTGGCGAGATGCCTTTGCACTACGTCCGCCGAGAAGACTGGGCACGCAATCAATCCATTATCGAAGCCAAGCTCGACGGCCTGGCACTCAAGTTAGAAAACGTTCAGCTCAAAGGACTACGCCCATGAACATTGATCCAGCCAAGGCCCGCCGGGAATCCCTGCGTTGGTACATCATCCTTACCCTCAACACGTCGCGTCCTGTTGACCCCCACGAAGCGGTGGTGCTGTCGACCATCCAGGGCATCTTCCCCGATGCCACCAGCCTGGAACTACGGCGCGAACTGGACTACCTGGCCGACCGCAGCCTGGCAACCCTGAAGAAACAGTCTAGCGGTGCGTGGATCTGCGGATTGACCCACTACGGTGTCGACGTGGCCGAGTACACCATCGACTGCAATCCTGGCATTGCCCGCCCAGAAAAATACTGGAGCTGATGCCATGCCCCCGCGCAGCAAAGTCGCCAGTCTGCCCAAGTCAGTTAAAAACTGGCTCGACAAAGCCTTGGCCGAAAACAACTTCAGCGATTACGAAGCCCTAGCTAACGAGCTGTCGACCCAGGGTTTTTCAATCAGCAAGTCTGCGCTGCATCGTTATGGTCAGGACTTCGAGTCCAAGCTCTCGGCTTTGAAGATGGCGAGCGAGCAGGCGCGTGCTGTGGTGGCTGCTGCGCCGGATGAGGAAGGCGCGGTCAACGAAGCGTTGATGCGGCTGGTCCAAGAACACCTGTTCAAATTGCTGATGACTGATGGTGATCAGATGGACTTGCCGAAGGTTGCCAAAGCTGTGGCCGAGCTAGGCAAGGCTTCGGTGGTGCAGAAGAAATGGCAGGCCGAGTGGCGGGAGAAGGTCGAAACGGCAGCGGCTCGCGTTGATAAAATTGCGAAGAAAGGTGGGATGACTCAGGCAACTGCTGACGAAATCCGGCGCGAGATTCTAGGGATGGCATCGTGACCCTGCCCATTGTCTTGGATAGCACTGCCGCTCTCATTGCCCCAGCGGTACTGCTCGACTATCAGAAAGAGTGGATCGGTATTCGCGCCCCGCTCAAAGTGGGCGAGAAGTCCCGGCGTATTGGTCTCACTTGGGCCGAAGCGGCAGACAATGTCCTGGTGGCCGCCAGCGAAAAATCAGCAGGTGGTCAGACGGTCTATTACCTGGGCTATAACCAGGACATGACGGTGGAGTACATCCAGGCTTGCGCCATGTGGGCGCGAGCGTACAACTACGCCGCCGAGCAAATCGAGGAAGGCATCTGGCCCGACAGCGACCCCGATAAGCACATCAAGACATACACCATTGCTTTCCCCAGCGGCCACCGAATCGTCGCATTGACCAGCCGACCGTCCAACCTGCGTGGCCGTCAGGGTGTTGTCGTGATCGACGAAGCTGCATTCCATGCCGACCTGGCCGAGCTGCTGAAAGCGGCCATGGCGCTGTTGATCTGGGGTGGCGAGGTCCATGTGATCAGCACCCACGACGGCACGGAAAACCCATTCAACGACCTGGTCAATGAAATCCGGGCGGGCAAGCGCAATGGCGAAGTGTTCCGCTGCACCTTTGGCGAAGCTGTGGCCGATGGTCTCTACAAGCGTGTCTGCTTGCGTAAAGGCATTGAGTACAGGCTTGAGGATGAACTTGCGTGGGTGCAGGACGTATACGGCTTCTACGGTGACGCCGCCGATGAAGAGCTTGATTGCGTACCGTCCCAAGGGGGCGGCGCCTTCCTCAGTATGGCCCTGGTCGAGCAACGCAGTAACCGCGATGTGCCGGTGCTCCGCCTGGCGTACCCGCAAGGTTACGAAACCATCGCCGAACACCTGCGCCTCGCCGAGTCCCTGGAATGGTGTGAAGAACATCTACTCCCGCTGCTGTCGGCCATCCCGTTGGATGTCCAGAGCTTCTATGGCATGGACTTCGGGCGAACCGGCGACCTCTCGGTCATCTGGCCGCTGCTCAAGGAACAGAACCTGCGCAAGCGCACGCCCTTCGTGGTCGAGCTGCGTAACGTCCCATTCAAGCAACAGGAGCAGATCAAGTTCTACATCCTTCGACGCTTGCCCAACTTACTGAAAGGTGCGGATGACGCCAGAGGCAACGGCTCGCAATTGTCAGAGGCCACCGCCATTGAGTTCGGCTTCAACCGCATTGAGCGGGTGATGCTCACCGAGGGTTGGTATCGCGACAACATGCCACCGTTCAAGGCTGCCCTGGAGGACAACACCTTCTATGACATCCCGGCCGACAAGGACGTGGTCAGCGACGTACGCGCCTTCCGGATGATCAAGGGCGTGGCCCGTATCCCGGAAAAACGCACCAACGAGAAAGGCGAAAAGTCCGGCCCCAAGCGCCACGGCGACGCCGGTATCGCTGCTGTGTTGGCCGACTACGCCTCTCGCCAGGAAGTCGAGATCATCGAATATCACCGAGTCCAGCCCGCGTCCCAGCATGATCGCGAGATCCAGATCGGCGCCGGTTGGCGCTCCACAAAAGGCATTTGGTAATGGCTGAATCCAAAATCGTCGACCAATACGGTCGACCGATCCAGTACGACAAACTCACCGAAGAGCTGGCCGCAGCTCGCACCACCGGTATACGCCAGGTTTGGCACCAGTCGGTCGCGAGCGGTCTGACACCTGGTCGACTTGCAGCCATCCTGCAGGCGGCTGCCGAAGGTTCAGCCCATGACTATCTGACCCTTGCCGAAGAAATGGAAGAGCGGGATCTGCATTACGCCTCGGTGTTAGGCACCCGCAAGCTGGCTGTGTCCGGCTTAGCTATTCGTGTTGAAGCCGCCAGCGACGATGCCGAAGACGTACGCCGGGCCGACCAGCTCAAGGAAATAGTCGACTCCCCCGAATTCGGCGAGCTGCAAGCCGACCTGACCGACGCCATGGGCAAAGGCTATGCCGTCTCCGAAATCATGTGGGACCGCAGTGGCAAGACCTGGAACCCATCACGCTTTGAACCACGCGACCAGCGATTCTTCCAGTTCGATCGCGACACCGGCCGGGAGCTGCGGCTCCTGGATGAAATCGACATGGTCGATGGCATTCCTTTGGCACCGTACAAGTTCATCGTCCACCTGCCGCGCATTCGTTCGGGCTTGCCTATCCGGGGTGGCCTGGCGCGTCTAGCTGCCGTGGGTTACATGTGCAAAGCCTGGACCTGGAAGGACTGGATGGGCTTCGCCGACATCTTCGGCATGCCCATGCGCGTAGGTCGCTACGGACCTGGTGCCAGTAAGGACGATATCGCTACGCTCATGTCAGCGGTTGCCAATCTGGGCAGCGACGCGGCGGCGGTGATCCCGGACAGTATGCGTATCGACTTCACCCAGGCGGCCAACGTGACCGGCGCCGGGGACTTCTTCAAGGGATTGGCCGAATGGTGGGACAAACAAGTCAGTAAGGCGGTGGTGGGTCAGACCATGTCTACTGACGACGGCTCTAGCCAGGCACAAGCGACGATCCATAACGAGGTGCGTCTGGATCTGCTGCAAGCCGATGCCAAGGCCGAATCCAACACACTGAACCGTTATTTTGTACGCCCCTGGTGCGATCTTAACTTTGCACCTGGTCGTCCATATCCGCGACTGATCCTCGACGTACCCAAGCCCGAAAACGCCAAGATCCTGATCGAAGCACTGGAAAAGCTGGTGCCTTTGGGGTTGAAGGTTGAGCAGTCGGTTATCCGCGACAAGCTCAATATCCCAGCTCCAGCCGCTGGTGCCGAGCTGCTGGGCATTGCTGCGCCCGTTGTTACTCCGGTGTTGGCACAAGCGGCCAACAGAGAGCAGGCTCCCGCGAAACCTGTGGTGGCCCCGGATATCGTGGATAACCAGGTGCGGACGATGGAGCAATCTGTGGGGGTATACCTGGATGACATGGTCGAGCAGATCAAGGAACTGCTCGACACTGTTCACAGCCTGGAAGAGTTTCGGGATCGGTTGATTGAAACCTACCCGGCGATGACGACTAGTCAGTTAGCGGACGCTATTGCTGATGGTCTAGCAGCCGCTAGCCTGGCAGGCCGCGATGACATTTTGCGCGGGCTTTAGTCTTCCTGCATTTTGTGGTTTACGTGCTGGCACTCTTGGCAAAGCATCTCATCCATGATGTAGCAGCCTTCGAGATCCTCATCATCAATACGGCCGCTACCGACACACCCATCTTCACCATTTTCCATATCGGGGCCAAAAACGCCGTCACATTCCACATTCTCGATTAGCGGAAGAATGTAGGTGTCAAAGTGAAATCTCTGCTTGTCGGTAAGTGCATCGACGTTTCCGCCATTACCGAGCACTAGCTTTGCAACGCCTAAAGTAGCCGCTGAGTCAGCCTTCGCTGGAACATTCTCATCAATGAGTTCAGGGTTGTTTTTAACTATGTGGTCAAGTGCCGAAAGATTCATGACGGTATCCATATCCAAACATGTGGGCCGTGATCTTAATTCAGAACAGGGAGATAGCAAATGGCCTTGTCTCACGGGTCTCTACCATTTAAAGAACAGATCGACTATTTCCGCGCCAAGGTCGATCTGCCGACCCGCACCTGGACGGATGTATACGCCGCCGAACATGACCACGCCTTTGTAGTAGCGGGCGCCGCCAAGCGGGGCCTGCTAGCCGACCTACGTGGCGCGGTTGAAAAGTCCATCACCAATGGCACAACCTTGGAGCAGTTCCGAAAAGACTTTGATCTGGTTGTCGGTAAACATGGCTGGCAGTACCAGGGCGAGCGCGGTTGGCGCACCAATGTGATATGGGAAACAAACTTGCGCCAATCCTATAACTCAGGCCGCGAAGCGCAGATGGCTGATCCCGAGCTACGCAAGCGCCGACCTTATGCGGTGTATCGTCACGGGGACAGCACACACCCACGGGCACAGCACCTGGCTTGGAACGGTACAACCCTCCCGCTTGATGATCCGTGGTGGGCAACCCATACCCCGCAAAATGGTTGGGGCTGCAAGTGCAAAAAGTTCATGGTCTCAGCCAGAGACGTAGAGCGGATGGGGCTTACAGTTGGCCCGGCGCCCGCCATCGAGTGGGAAGACAGGGTCATCGGCAAAAACAGCCCTGAAGGACCGCGAACTGTTCGTGTGCCAAAGGGAATTGACCCAGGGTTCGAATATGCACCAGGTCAGTCGAAGCTTTCCGGTGCTGTCCCTCTTTTGCGGGCACATGACCCGCTGCCTGAAATAAAGGGCAAGCCCGCCAGCGCTCACGCGGCAGGTCTGCCTAATCGCCGCGCCAGCGATGCACTACCAGCACCGCGTTCCGTTCCTGCCGGTCAATTGCTGCCATCGGGTTTGACCGACGATGTATACGTGGATCGCTTCCTGGCCGAGTTCGGTGCCAAACAAAGCGCGCCAGCATTGTTCAAGGATGTGACCGGTGACTCTGTGGTCATTGGTCGCGATATGTTCACAGTCAAGCGCACAGGTGCCCTGAAGGTACAAAAGCGTGGCCGAGAGCGCACGCTGCTCCTTGTTGCCCAGGCATTACGGGAACCTGATGAAATATGGGTTCGCTTGGAATGGCTCTATGCCCAGCAAAAAGCTGTAGTTCGCCGCCGTTACCTTGCGCGTTTTGAAATCGAGGGCAACCCAGCACCTGCGCTGGCGGTGTTTGAAGTGGGCGATGATGGATGGGATGGCGTAACGGGCTTTGTTGCTGACAGTGAAGACTACTTGGAAGACCTGCGCCTCGGTGTTCCGTTGTATCGCCGCGCCCAATAAAAAGCCCCGACGCTGTCACGCCGGGGCCGCCCCGGATGTAGGCATGGAGGCCCTGACAGGGGCTGCTCATCCGATGGGATGTACTGATAGTAGGAGAGAACCATGGCAGGTGCAATGCTCGATGTCACCTTAGATACCAGCCAGGTCGGAAAGGCCCTGGATGACTTGGCCGAGCGCTTGGGCGACCTGACAACCCCGCTCAATGACATAGGTGAATACCTTCAGATATCCACCGATGAGCGGTTTAGACAGAAGGTGGCCCCGGATGGCTCGCCCTGGGCGCCACTCTCGCCTGTCACCCTCGCCAGAAAGAAAGGCCCCGGCATCCTGCGAGAGAAAGGCACGCTCCAGGACACGCTGCGCAAACAAGTCACCAGCGCGGAGCTGGCCTTCGGTACAGACCGTCCCTATGGCGCGGTCCACCAGTTTGGGCAGAAGAAAGGAGCGTCAGGGAAGACAGGTAAAGGCCAGTCTATTCCCTGGGGTGATATCCCTGCACGCGAGTATCTAGGGTTATCCTCAGACGATGAAGCAGAGGTCCTACTCATCATCCAAGAGTATCTTTTGGAGCCGGTTGTGGGGTAACGGCGTCTACTCTCGCAGGTGCTGCGATCACCTACCACTGGTACGCTTACCGCTCACAGGGTTACAAAGCACCGTTAGACCCGCGTTAGATTCCCTCTGAGTGGTAATGTCACCCTCACTGACGGCAGTACAAAGGACTGATCATGGACAAGATTGTCAAAGCTGTTGGAGGTCTCTCAAAGAGCCAAGCGACTTCTTCCATATTGAAAATTGCCGATATTGCAGTCTTGGCGGGAATAGGCGCGGCCGGAGCCGTCCTCCCAGGAGCTGCGTATGAATTTTCAAAGCTCGGACTAGGAAAGCTTCGAGATTACATACATGCGCGGGATGACAGACGTATCTATGAGTTTCATAAGAAACTTCTCTGTCGCGACGATATGGTAGATGAGGAGCTTCTAGCTGGAGAGATTGAGGAAGCCAATTATCATGCGCTTCTCAATGCTTGCTTGGCTGATATCGAGGAGGAGAAAACCACAGCGTACGCAAACCTAACAAGGGCGATAGCTTCAACAAAAGTCAGCGCTGAACTAAGAAGATATTTTACTCTGGCGCTTAAGGACATAGCCTGGGAGGATTTGGATCTTCTTAAGCGGCTCTATGTGATAAATAACAACCCAATTATTGCCAGTAACGGTAACGGGACTTTAAGCTCCGAGGACTATTTAACAAAGTACTCTGAAGGAAGTGCGCACCGTCTTTCCGTGACCACTCTTTTAGCTAAAGGCTTCGTAACTGAAAAAGAAATCAGCGGTGTAGGCTCTCTATTTGTTAAGGCTTGTTCGTCGGGTGATGATCTCACGCCAGGTGTTTACGGTTACAGAACATGGAGTGGACATGTGTGCGACACATATTTTCTCGATCAGAGTGGTTACGCCTATAACGTACTTGAGTTGATCCAAAAACAATTGCATGACAAATTGATTAAGTGTGGTGCAGCCCCCGGTGAAGGCGTGTTGACTCGCGGCGATAAAAATATGTACTCAACATGCGCGGTTGTTTTGTATAGAAATGGGAAAGTCTTAGATTCGCCCAAGCTCGAAAATTTGAAGCACCAGCTAGGCAATAAGCCCGTTGTGCAAGTAATAATGGATGATGACAACCTGGGTGTCATGGAGACCTTACTGCCGGGGGAATCGGTGGTGGTAAATAGCGCCGATGCATTCGGAGGAGTACTAGAGGCAATCGGCAAATTGATAACTGAAGTCAACGCGCGACACCAAGCTAGAGAAAACCTTAAACGTTCCTGAAATATCCCCCTCTTAAGATGCCGCCAACAATGGCGGCATGAAAACTCAACTCGCACTCAACACCGACCTTTCCGCCACCGTCTCTGACGGCAAGGCCCCGGAGTGGGTCGAACTAATCCCCCCTGGTCCCAGCGTCACCGGCCGCGATGGTCGGCAATGGCTGTTCGACGAACAAGCCGGGACCTTGGTCCAGTCCAGTTTCCACGGTCGCGCTATTGACCTGCCCATTGACTGGGAACACGCCACCCAGCACCGCGCCAGCAAGGGCGAGTCCGCACCAGCGGCTGGCTGGATCAAGCAATTGGAGCTGCGTAACGGCGCCCTGTGGGGCTTGGTTGATTGGACCCCTCGGGCCTCCGAGCAAGTCATCAACCGCGAGTACCGCTTCCTTTCCCCTGTCTTTGACTTCGATCCAGACACCACCCGTATTGCTCGCCTGGTCAGCGCGGGCCTGACGAATAAACCCAACTTCCTGCTGACCGCCCTCAATCAAGAAAACACGGAGGTCACGCCTGTGACGCTTTCACCTGCGCTTCTGACTGCACTCGGCCTGCCTGCAACGGCGACCGAAGAACAGGCCCTTGCGGCCACGGCTCAACTCAAAGCAACCGCGCAAGCGACGAACACCGAAAAACCCAACCTTGAGCAGTTCATGCCACGGGCGGACTACGACAGCGTTTTGCTACGAGCCACCAATGCCGAGCAAGCCTTGGCCGATCAGAAGAAAACCGAACACAACAAGCAAGTTGATGCGCTGATCACCTCGGCCACCCAGGCCGGAAAAATAACCCCAGCAACGGCCGACTATCACCGCGCCGCTTGCCAGGACGAAACCGGTTTGGCGCGTTTTAAGGCATTCGTGGACGCGGCGCCGGTCGTTGCTGCCCCCTCCAATCTGGACGAGCGCAAGCACGATAAAACCACCACTGCGCTCAACTCCGAAGAGCAACACGTCGCCAAGCTGCTGGACATGAGCGAAGCGGACTTCATCAAGGGCAAGGCGTAACGCCCTCTATATAAAGGAAGCGATTCATGATCATTACTTCTGGCACCTTGGCCGCGTTGTTCACCGCGTACCGGGCCGAGTTCCAAAATGCCCAGGCAGCCACGCCAACCGATTGGGCGCGCATCGCCACGACGGTGCCGTCGACGTCGGCCAGCAATACCTATGGCTGGCTGGGGCAGTTCCCGAACTTCCGCGAGTGGATCGGCGACCGTGTGCTCAAGAACATGGCGGCGCACAGCTATTCGATCACCAACAAGAAGTATGAGTCGTCCGTGGGCGTGCCGCGTGACGCCATCGAAGATGACCAGATCGGCGTCTATAAGCCGTTGTTTGCCGAGATGGGCCGGGCGTCTACTGCGCACCCGGACGAGTTGGTGTTCAGTCTGTTGAAAGCTGGCTTGACCACCCTGTGCTATGACGGCCAGAACTTCTTCGACACCGATCACCCGGTCTACCCGAATACTGACGGCACCGGCACTGCAATCTCCGTCAGCAACTACCAGGACGGTGAAGGCCCAGCCTGGTATCTGCTCGATGTCAGCAGGGCGATCAAGCCCATCATCTTCCAACTGCGCCGTAAGTATGACCTCAAAGCCATGACCAGCATGGACGACGAAAATGTCTTCATGCGCGATGAATACCGCTATGGCGTCGATGCTCGTGCGAACGTCGGTTTTGGTTTCTGGCAGTTCGCGTTCTGCTCAAAAGCACCCCTCAACGCAGAGAACTACGCCGCAGCGCGTGCAGCGATGAAGGGTTTCCATGCTGACGGTGGTCGCCCACTCGGCGTAAACCCCGGCCTGTTGGTGGTGCCGTCCCCGCTGGAAGGCGCTGCGCGCAAGCTCCTGGTGAAGGATGCCAACAGCGGCAACGAATGGGCAGGCACCGCCGAAATCCTGGCGCCGAGCTGGCTGGGATAAGGGGGCGTTATGACCATCGTTATCACCTCAAAGCGCGACGGCTTCCGTCGTTGCGGTATTGCACACGCCAGCCAGCCAACCCCATACCCGGACAACTTCTTCACGGAAGGACAATTAAAGGCTCTCAGCAAAGAGCCTCAATTGGTCCTCTCTTATGTAGAGGCCGAATTCGACCAGGTACAGGACCGCCGCGATGAAAGCCTCCAGGAAGCCGACCTACAGAAAACGTCCAACGCCGCACAAAACGCTCAGTCGCAGGCGCCTGAAACAAACTCTACAGTTCTGGGTGATGCACTGGTTCCATCCGGCAGTGTGCCCGTTGTCGTCGGTGGGTTTGGATTTGACAGTCCGGGATCTGGGCCTACTTCGCTTGTGATTGAGCAGGACAAGGGGCCATTGAACGCGGTCGACATCGAACTCGATGGACTCTGGGAAGAGGCCCACCTGGAAGACCTGGCGCGTGAAGCGACCAAGGCAGAGGCCGCAAAACCTCCAGCGAAAACCCGAAAATCCAAAAACACCGAGGCCGAGGACAAAGGTAAATGAACCTCTCGCTACCGTCCGCCAGCCAGCTCATCGTCCGATTTGGCGCCAGTGATATCGCAGAGGTCGCGACCCCGGATACAGATCGCGTAATCGCCTCTGATTTGTTGGTAGCGGCGGCGGCTGGTCAGCCTCTAGGCGAATGGCCGCCCGAGGACGTAGCCACCGCTGTTGCGACTTTGGCAAGGATCGCCGACGCCGTCACACGGGCGCGTAGCGAAGTGTCGTTTTACCTACGGTTCCGTGCGGCTGGAGAGGATGCCCCTGCATGGGTCACGGATGACCTGGCCGAGATCGCCCGCTATCACCTGTACGACGACGCAGGCAAGGAAGAGTCGACCGTGCGGGTGCTTTACAAGGACGTGATCAAGCGCCTGGAGACCCTTGCCAGGGAAGACAAGGAGCGTGGGGCTTCGGATGGTGGGCAGTCTGGTTTCCAGATCAGCCACCAGCCTCGGCTGATGACTCGCAGGACTTTGAGGGACTTGTGATGCTGGGCGACCTGGAAGACTTGATCGAAGGCCGACTCAACGAGTTGAGCAAAAGCCTGCCGCGCTTGCGCGTGGCGAGCTACGGCGGCGAATTAGGCGACCCTGATCTGTTGCCGGAATTGCTCAAGCGTTGCCCGTCGATTTTGCTGATGGTGCCCAAGGCCATGATCAGGCCCAAGGCCCAGGGTCGCTACAGCATAAGTATCACTTTCCGCCTGGTGATTGCGGCTCGCCACCCTCGCGGGGAGAAGGAAACGCGGCGCGGCACAACTGACAAGGATGTTGGCACCTATGCGCTATGGGAGGCCTGCATGCACCAACTGGTTGACTGGCAACCTTGGGAGGGCCGCGCAGCCATCAAACCGATGGAGCTTTCCAACCTGGTCAACGGCAAGTTTGCCAGCGACCACCTGTCTGTCCTGGGGCAGTCATTCAACATCGAGCTGGACTGGGAAAAGCCGAAAGAGGCCTTGCCCGATTTACTGGGCGTTGATCTGAACTACCACACCCCATCGGACAACCCCAACCCGGTCGCTACCGACAACATTGAACTGAGGGACGTGTGATGCAAGTTAAAGCTGCACCTGGTCATCGGGTGCCCCTGGAAGACGATCCGTACAAGTACATCGAAACAGCCAAGGCTGTTGATGTGCCGGATACCTCCTACTACCGGCGCCGGTTGGCAGCGGGGGAATTGATGCCCGCCGAGAAACCAAGCGGTGGTGCCAAACAACCTGCAAAGGAATCCGCTGAATGAGCATCGAATTTGAAACAATCCCGGCGTCGATTCGCAAGCCGGGCGTCTACATGGAGTTCAACACCAGCCTGGCAGTACGGAACCTGCCGACTAACAAGCAGAGCGTGTGCCTGATCGTTCCCCTGGGCGAAGGCGCAACGGTTGCGGCCAACGTGCCAACACCGTTCTACAGCGCACCCGAGGCCAAAGCCTTGTTCGGCGGCACTGTCGCCGAGGAAATGGCCGATGCGTTTATCACGGCCTATCGCTACGCCTCAATCTCGGCGGTGGGTGTCGTTGTTGTGGATGACGCTGAGCCGGACATCAAGGCCGCACTGGACGCGACCGCGCTGGGTGGATTTACCATCCTGGTTCCGGCCTGGTACAGCAGCGCCGCGCTCACGGCTTTGCGTGACCATATCAAGGTCTACACCAACTCGATGGAGCAGCAAGGCATCATCGGCGTTGCGGCCTTGACCAGCACGCTATCCGCTGCGACCACGCTGGCGACATCACTGAACTCCGGCGCAATCAGCCTGGCCGTGTTGCCTGGTACTACATCGACAGCGCGCCAGGTCGCGGCCGCTTATGCTGCGATGATCGCTTCGGAAGAAGATCCAGCGCGACCGCTTAATACCCTGGTGCTGTCCGGGATTAAGGTTCCGCCTATTGCCCAGCGCCTTGGCCGTACCGAGCAGGAAACTGCCCTGGCTAACGGTGTCACGCCGCTGGAAGTCGCGGCCGGTGATGTCATCCAGATTGTCCGCGCCGTAACCACTTACACCAAGTCTGCGGCGGGTGTCACGGATGTGTCTCTGCTGGACCTGACCACCATCCGCACGCTGTATTACATCCGTATGGCGTGCCGTGACCGTATCCGCCTGCGGTTCCCTCGCTCCAAACTCTCGAAAAAGACCCCAGAAGCGGTTCGCGGCGAGCTGCTGGACGTGCTGCTCAAGGCGCAGGAGCTGGAGATCGTCGAAGAGGTCGAGGCCAATGCGGCCGGCCTGGTGGTCGAGCGTTCGGCCCAGGACGCAAACCGCCTCAATGCAACCATTCCCACTGATGTCGTCAACGGCCTGCATGTGTTCGCCGGTCGCATCGACCTGCTCCTGTAAGAGGTGATTTTAGATGGCTGATAACTATGTAGGGCAGATCGTCCTGGAGATCAACGGCACCGACTATGAGGTGGTGAGCGTCGAGCCGAGCCTCAAGACCGGGCGCAAGGTCGTCAAGACAATGAATCGCACCGGCCGCCCAGCCGGCACGGCAAAGGGAATTGAAGATCACGAGCTGAAAGTCTCGGTGGCTATTCCTAAAAATGGTGAACCGGACTGGCGCGCGCTGTTGGATGCCAAGCTGACGATCTATCCCCAGGACGGCGGCGGTAAGCGTGAGACCTGGACTGGTTGCTCATTGATCGACCTCGGCAGTAAGTACCAGGTGGAAGGTGAAGCCACCCGCGACCTGACCATCGCGGCTCTCAACTACTACACGGAATAACACAATGACCGAGCAACCAAGCAAGCGCTGGGAAGGCCTGTGCATCACCGGCGAGTTGAGGATGGGCGTTTACTACGCTGGTTTGCGCCACAAGACCTTTACCTTGCGCGTTCCTGTTGCGGGCGACCTCGTCGCCGCACAGGAGCTGCATCCTGGCGCGCCATTTCAACTGATTACCCTGGCGGTATATCGCCGCCAGTTGTTGTCCCTGGGCGAGATCCCCGCCGAGGCGCTGACAACTGAATTACTCCTGGACGAATTGACCGAAAGCGACTTGGCGATCATTGCCGACACCGACGCCGAGCTGGAAAAAAAGCTCGCGCCGCTGAGCGCGGCAACGCCGACTGGCGCCGAATTGAACACGCCTTCGTCCGGAACGGCTACCGACTAGAAGAGCTGCTCCAGATGACCAGGGCCGAGATCGACGCACGTATTGATCTGATCATCGGCAAGGTCAAAGGCACCCGCTACGTCAGCCAGCGCCAGCGCAAGGCGTTGCCAAAACCCAAAAGATAGGCTCGATACCGGGCCTTTCCTATTCCAGTAAGACCCTTTCCGGGAGTTTCCCATGTCCGATCTGCGCGTCGCGCTCCGTTTCCAGGCCCATGCGGGCAACAGTCGGCGTGAGATCGAGCAGATCAACCGCGACTTACGCAAAGCCGGTAAAGAGGGAGCGAAATCCCTGGCCGATGAAAGCTGGAAAGCATCCTCGGCCATCACCAAAGTGGGTCAGGTCGGGGCCAACAGTTATAAAACCATCCGTAGTGCCATGCGTGAAACCGCGAAGGCAGGTTCCGGCACGCGCATCGAGGTCAGCAAGACATCCGCCGAACTCAAGGAGATGGCCACTGCCGCCCGCAAGGCTGCGCGTGATGCCAAAACCGAGTTGATGAATACCGACCGCCAGGGTGTACAACCTCTGCGCCAGAGTGTTGATCGGACAGAAACGTCCTTCCGGCGCATGGCTCAGAACAGCGGGCGTAGTCTTCGCACGCTTAAAACCATTGCGATGGGTGTCCGTCAGGAGTTCGACCGCCTCAAGGGACTAGGCGGAAGCATGCATGGGCAATTAGCTGGTGTGGGTGTGGGCGTTGGGGTGCTTTCGGGAATGAAAGCAAATGCTGACCTGGAGCGTGGGCTGATCCGCACAAAACAAACTGCTGATATGAGCGGAGAGCAAAAGGAAGATTGGAAAAAAGAAGGCTTCAGAATTGCTACCGCCAATGGCATTAGCAGAGAAGATGTTGACCGTGGTTTCAATACTTTGATTGCGTCTGGTGTGAATTACGATGCAGCTAGAATGACCGCTGATGCAATTGGACAAACTACTGCTGTGACCGGTGCTGACTCGGCTGTATTAGGCAAGGCGGTAGTTTCGGGGGCTAGTGCATTCAATCTTGATTTGAATAAAGCAGGTACGGCCTTGGATCTGCTTCAAAAAATGACAGTGGCAGGACGATTGGGCAACGCCGAACTTGAAAACCTTGCTGACCTTTTCCCTAAGCTAGGTGGAGCGGCCTCGGCAGCGGGTATGTCTTTGTCTCAAGCCTTGGCCTTCACTGAAACGTTGTCGACAGTAGAGATGCAGCCTGATCGACTCGGCACTCTCGCAGAGTCAACATTGCGTATATTTACTAACAAGCAATATCGAGATCGAATCACCCAGACGACAGGGGTCGGTTTCTTTAACAAAGACGGTAGTTCGCGAAATCCGCAGGATGTTTTCGGAGATCTAAAAGGAAAGTACGACAAACTTGCTACCGATGAAATGCGCGCAAAGTTCATGGGCGTTGTATTTAAAGGAATGGACCAGGACACCGTTCGGGGTAGCCGAATTATGATGACAGGGAATCGTCTAGATACTTTTGGCTCTCAAACTAAAGAGCTTCATGATTCAGCCCCTGTTATCGCTCGCGACCTTAAAGAGAACACGGAAAGTGCAAGCGGCGTTGCAAGCAGGATGAAGGCTACGTTTGGCGAAGCCATCGACCGGATGGCTACACCTTTGAACAAGGGATTCGCTGATATGGGGCGTTACCTCCTGGATGACCTGAACCTGTCCGGTGAACAGATGCTGGCCGGTGGTGCCGCGCTGGGTGTCGGTGGTTACTACGCGGGGCGTGGTGCAAAAGCGGGTGCCGGGGCATTGCTCAACAAGTTCATGGGCGGCCCCGAAACCTTAAAAGGTATTGCCGTGGGTAGGGTTCTGGAAGAGGCCACGGGCGTTACCTCTGTGTTTGTTACCAACTGGCCTGCTGCTTCTCTGGGGGGCATTGGCGGCCCAGATCTGCCGAATGGTTCCAACTCCGGCAAGACTAACGGCAAACCAGGAGGATTTGTCGCCCCATGGGTTGCACCCTTGGCGTTAGGTGCGACTGCCACCCAGATCGGTGGCGCAAGTGCGACAGCAACAGATGAGGGCCGACTGGATGCAGCCCAGCGCAGTAAGCTCTTGAACGATGACCAGCGCACCTACCAAACGTCCTTCTATCGTAACCGTATGGCCCTGGCCGATCAGAACCCCGACCAATCATCTGACTGGCTGTCCACAGAAGCCCAGCGCCTGGCACACCATGAAACTGGCCTGACTGCATCGGGTTTGCCCGTTAGCGGCGCCAACACCTGGGCGCAAGGTATCGCCAATCGCGCCTTGGCTGCGGGGGCCGAAACCTTCACTGCGCAACAGCAACTGCGGGACATGATGTCGCAATCTGCCAGCCAGCCGTCCACCTGGTTGGCTGCCCAGGCCCAGCGCCTGGCTACCCCACTGTCAGGCGGTGTTGCTCCTGGTATGCCGGGCTTTGGCACCAATGGCGCTGCACCTGGTGCAGCCGGTGCCAATCCCGCCGCACAAGCCGCCGAGGAGCGGTTGCGGGCCTTGCTCGCACAGCCGTTGGTCATTGAAGTTCGTACTGACTCACACATGTTCCAGGCCGAGGTCGAGCGCCGAACCAATGTTCAGATGAGGCGCGGCGGATGAGCTGGGCAGAGAACCTGCTGGACGCCTCGTTTCGCGGCGTCCCGCTCCAGATCGAAAGCGAAAGCATGCAATGGCAGCGCGCTTTGTCAGAGCATGGGACACCATTCAAGGATGGCGACCGGGTCAAAGACTTGGGCCGTGGCGCTCGACGCTTTCCCATGCAAGTTGTGGTGTTCGGCGTCAATTACGAGATCGAACTCCAGAACATCCTCCGCACCCTAAACACTCCAGGTACGGGCGAACTGATACACCCTATCTATGGCAGCCTGAATGTCGTCAGCAACACCGGCGAAGTTAAGCACCACGCCGAGCGTCCCGACTATGCCGAGATCAGCATCCTGTTTGTCGAGGACACGCCCGATGCACCGTTTTTCGAGCGGCAATTTGAGTTCGTCGATATTGGCGTATTGGGGCTTGAAGACGAATACACCTGGCAGGATGGCATCTTTGATCTGTTCGGGCGCATTGACTCCCTGGTCGGCGAGATTCAATCGTGGATAGGTGGCGGCTGGGTTGGTCTGATTGAAAAGGCCCTGGGCCTGCCGGGCATCGGTCTGCGTTTGCAACAACTGCGCTCGCAGATCCTCGGTGTGGTGTCTGGCATTGGGTCGATGGCTAAACGGCCGTCGGGGGCCTTTGATCCGCTGGTGGACCTGATGCGCACGCCCTCCGAGATCCGGGCAGCGATCCAGGGCAGTACCCCCAGTTCGTCGACGGCGCTGCTTGCCAGATCTGGCGTGCCCGCCGCATTACCTGGCAGTGCTAGCCTGACGGCCGACGCCGTCCGTGCAGGCAGCGGCTTTTTGATCGCTGCCCGCCAAGGCGTAGCGCCGACAGTTGAGCTGCTGGTCGGAGGCCTGCCAGGTAACACCGGCCCCGGCCTGGTACTACTGCCCAACGGCATGCCGGATGATCCAGTGACCGCCAGCGGTTTCGCTCTGGTAGTCCTAGTCATCACCGAATTGGCATTGACCCATGCGCAGGCGGTGGCCTCCGTCATCGAGGACGAAGCCGACACACCAACCTTGAGCCCACTGGAACTGGAGGGACTGGTTAACCTGGTGCGTTCCCTGGTGCAGTCATCCATCCTGTTGCAACGTCACCTGTACGACGTGGAGACCGCTCGGCCGATCATTGAGGCGTTACGCAACGTCGCCGCATTGATCCAGGCCCGTGCCCGCCAGGTCATCCTGCAAAGCCCGCCCATGATCGAGCGTGTGGTCGAAACCCCAGCGAGCCTGCGCCTGTTGGCCCACCGCTGGTACGGCGACCATACCCGCGCCGCCGAGTTGATCCGCCTCAATCCCGGCCTGAAAACGCCCCACAACATCGAAGCCGGGGAGGTACTGCGTGCCTACGCCAAATAAAGCCCTGGAAGAATCCATCCGCTTATCCATTGGCGGCCTGGCCCATGAAGAATGGGACGGCTGGTCGATTGAATCCGACCTGTTGATTGCGTCTGATGGTTTCGAGCTGGAGCTATATACCAAGGACGCCACACGCTTACCCAGCGTGTTGGCCGAGGGCGCGCCATGCTCTCTGACCTTGGGCAAGGATCGCGTGCTGACGGGCCAAATAGACGAGTTTGAACATGACATCTCCCGTCAGGGTATCTCGATGCGTATCACCGGCCGGGACCGTGCCGCACCCCTGGTCGACTGTTCGGCGCCGTTCGTCTCGATGCGCGAAGCCACACTGGCGCAGATCTTGGACCGGGTCGTCAAACCGCTGGGCATTACCCAGGTCGAGATCCGCGCCGCTCAGGCTAAGACCAGGCGCCGCGTGCAGATTGAGCCGGGCCAGAGTGCGTGGGAGGCGTTGCTCCAGGTTGCCGAGGCTAATGGTCTGTGGCCGTGGGTCGAGCCTGACGGGCGTTTAATTATTGGCGGGCCGGACTACAACGCGGCGCCAGTGGGAACACTGGTCATGCGCGAAGATGGTGTCGGCAATAACGTGCAGCGCCTCAGTGTGCGGCGTTCCATCGCCAATCGGTACAGCCAAATCACGGTCCTAGGCCAGCATGGGCAGTACGACAATGACGGGCTGGACAGCAAACGCGCCCACCTACGTTCTGTCATCCAGGACGAAACCCTGGCCCGCCGTGGGATCTTCCGACCAAAGGTGGTCATTGATAGCTCCAGCGAGAACCAGGACATGGCGACCACTCGTGGACGTAAGTTGCTGGCAGACAGTCGCCTGGAAGGTTTCGAGATCCGCGCAGTGGTGATGGGCCATCGTGCCGATAACGGCCAGGTCTGGAGCCCAGGCCAGCGCGTCATCGTTCGTAGTGAGCCCCATGGATTGGATGCGACCTACTTTTTGATGTCGCGCACGCTGCGCCTGACCCGCGCTGAAGGCCGAATTACTGAGTTGCGGTTGCGCGAGGATAAGTTGTGGGTACTGGATGGCAACCCCACCACGAAGCGCAAAGGCAAGGGTAAGAAGGGCAACCCGGATGCGGAACTTATCGAGATTTTTAGGGGGCTGTAATGAGTAATATGGCGCGCCTGGTGCGTGATCAGGTTAGTAGAGTGATGGGTAACGTGCGTCAGGCCTTCCGGGCCACGGCAGCACGCAACACCCACGGCAAGCTGATTGGCGTCGAAATGGAAGGCCTGGCAGGCGAGTCGGTTTCAGGCGAGCTGATGCAGCACTACGGCTACAGCTCGGCGCCACTACCTGGTGCGGAGTTTCTTGCTATCCCAGTGGGTGGTAACAGCAAACACACGGTCGTAGTCGCCAGTGACGACGGGCGTTATCGAATTACCCTTAAAGACGGCGAAGTATCGCTGTACACCGATGAGGGTGATTACATCCATATGAAGCGCGGCCGGTTGATCGAGATTGAAACCGAGACCCTGGTCGTGAAGGCCACGACCAAGGTGCGCTTTGAAACGCCTTTGGTCGAGATGAGCGATGACGTTAAAGCGGCAGGCGAGGTCGCGGACCACACCCGGACCATGCAGGCAGATCGACTGATCTACAACGGCCATGACCACGGTGGAGGGCCGACACCTGGTCAAAAACAGTAACCGAGTCTATCAGGGCGTCGTTTCACTCTTTTCTAATTCTTCATAGTAGGTCTGATACACCTTGAGCGCACCCCTACAGCGTTCTAGGTATTGGTCTAATGTCCACCCAAGCCGCGAGGCTTCGGTGATCATGAATCTGTTTAAAAACTCGGTTCCGCCAGCCATTTTTGTGGAGTCTTGGAAACTGGCCATTTGCCCGATGATCCCGCATGCACCAGATAGTTTTGCGGCAGCAAGAAGCTCGGTGCCAGACACCAACGGTGCGTCACCAGCCCATGACGTAGAGGTAATTGAGAAGAGAAGCGCTGCGAGATAACGGTTTAATAGCATTGAGTGATTCCAAAATGCAGATGTAGGGGGAACGACCAAAGCCTAACTGGTAATACGCCAGATGCACCAAGAACCTTAAACCCTCCTGAAATACACTCTATACCTGTGTCACTGCACCATACACCCATGGACGCAGGCATAAACCCAACCACTGGCGACTTGACGGGCCAGCGTATCAATACGCTGGGCAACGCCGTTTATATCCGCCTCATGACACCCCTCGGCACCTGGTGGAAAGACACCACCGTGGGTTCCCGCCTGCATGAGCTGAAACGCTCCAAAGACCTGTCACGGGTCGGCAAGCTCGCCAAACAATACGCCGAGCAGGCGCTCCAGCCGCTGCTCGATGACGGCCGCGCCCAAGACATCACCATCGCCGTCGAGCAGCCCCACAACGGCTGGCTTCACTTGCAAATCGACATCACCGACGCCACCGGCAATCCGCAGGTGTTTCGCCAACCTGTAAGGGTGAACTGACATGGCTTATACCGCTCCCGGCCTGGATGAGATTCTGCGCGGCATCCTGCGCGACATTCGTAACCTTCAAGCCGAAGCCGATATCGGCCCCGACAGCGACAACTATGTACGCTCGGCCGCTGTGGCCTCGGCTATTGAGGGGCTGTATCAGAAGCTGGCCTGGGTATACCGCCAGATTTTCCCAGACACTGCCGATGAAGAGGAACTCGTCCACGCGGCCGCGCTTAGGGGTGTGCTACAAAAAGACCCCGTAGCGGCCACCGGTACGGCGGCCCTCAAAGGTACGCCCGGCGTACCGTTGCTGCTTGGTGCCACCTTAAAGCACGTCGTCACCGGCGAACTGTTCACCGCCAAAGCTAGCGCGAAGATTGGCACCGATGGCACAGCCTCGGTCCTGGTCGAAGCTCAAACCGTCGGCGCTGCACTGAACGACCTAACGGGCGCCCTGGTGCTTACCAGCCCGCCGTTGGGCATGGACGCGGCCGCTACTTTCGTCGGCAAAACCACTGGCGGCGAAGACCGGGAGACAATCGAATCGCTGCTGGCGCGTTACCTGGACATCATCCAGTCACCCCCGGCCGGTGGTGCGGCCTATGACTACCGCCGCTGGGCGTTGGAGGTCGATGGAGTAGCCGACGCGCTGCCTATCCCCCGGCGCAGAGGGGGCGGCACCGTTGATGTAGTCATCACCGCCAGCACTGGTAAACCTTCGGCTGAGGTCATCGCGGCATGCCTGGCGCATATAGAAGACCAGTGCTCAGTCATCGCCGACGTATGGGTCTACGCGCCAACTATCCGCACCGTCAACGCCGCAGCCAAAATTGAACTGGCCTCTGACTTCACTATGGCCGACGTGCAGGCAGCGGCGCAAAAGGCCTACAACACCCTATTGGGTGCCTTGAAGCCCGGCGACACCCTCAAACGCTCGCAGATCGAGGCCATGATCAACAACCTGGCGGGTGTCCTAGACCGTGCCGTCACGGCTCCGACCGGCAACGTCAAAGCGTCCGATGATCCCGCGATTGTCGGTTGGATTCGCCCTGGCACCATTACCCTGGGGCTATTGGAATGACCACGCTCGCCGATCAACTCCGTCTGCTGCTTCCACCTGTTTCCTATGACGGTTCCGCGCCTTACCTGTCGGCCACCATCGAGGCCGAAGCTAATGCCATGGACCTGGCCGACTCCCAGGCAGGCGTGGTTTACAACACAATTTTCCCCGATTCCGGCGAAGGGCTGACCGATTGGGAGCGGGTGCTGGCCTTGCCTGATCCTTGCCTAGTCGGCCAAGCCCAGACTGTCGGCCAACGTGTACAGGCTGTTATTAGCAAGCTGCCTGGCCGTGCAGGCCAAAGTAAACCCTTCTTTATCGCCCTGGCTAAATCCTTGGGCTACGACATCACCATCACCACATTCCGACCAGCGCGAGCTGGCATAGCGCGAGCTGGCGATCCCATCAACGGTGGTGACTGGGACTTCACCTGGCGGGTTAACGCCCCGCCCGTAACGGTGAGTTATGCCAGGGCCGGTGCTACGGGCGCTGGCGATCCTTTATCCGTCTGGGGCAACAGAGCCCTGGAGTGTCGGCTGGGCCAGATGAAGCCTGCCGAGTCTATTTTGCTGTTCGGTTACGGAGACCAACCATGAAGAAAATCGGAGATAGCACCAATACCGCAACGGAGAGCGGCGAATGGACCGAAGGCAATCCAGCGGCTGGTGCGGCTGCCACGTTACTTAAAGCCGATTGGCTTAACACCATTCAGCGGGAAATTATCGCGGTTGTTCTTGCTGCTGGGCTGACTCTCAATAAAAACGATGACTCCCAGCTATCCAAGGCTGTCAGAGCGCTGATTGCGACAGAAGCTGACTCTAAGATCAGCTCAAAACCACAATCGGGCATTGTGGGAGCCATCGCCGACATACCAATAACCACTTTGGGAACCTACATCCCCGCAACTACCGATAAGCCGTCGGTCTCCAGCAATGGGTTGTTTCTGCGGATGAAATGGCCGGGGGGAAATATTGCATTCGATATTTTCGGCCACATAGGCGGCGGCAGCGATGTTTTAGCTTTCCGCCGAGTTCTTGGTGATGGTTCATATACGATGAGGTACGTGTGGCACGACGGGAACTTTAATCCTGCCTTGAAAGCCAACTTGGATAGCCCTGCTTTGACTGGGGTTCCGACAGCGCCGACAGCGCCCCCTGGTAGCAATTTTGGCGAGGTGGCAAACGCTGCATTCGTCTGGTCGTCGGTCAATGCCTACGCGACCACCGTAACCGCCTCGCTAGCGCTCAAGGCCAACTTGAACAGCCCAAAGTTCACCGGCATTCCAGAGGTGCCTACTGCTGCGCCAGGAACAAACTCGCTACAGGCAGCCAACACCGCTTTCGTTGCTGCCGCCGTCGCCAGGCTGGTCGATTCATCGCCGGGCGCATTGGACACGTTGAACGAACTGGCAAAGGCACTGGGGAACGACCCGAACTTTGCTACTACCATAATGAATGCGTTAGCCGGCAAGGCTGCCAATGCCACGACATTGGCTGGTTACGGCATTAAGGACGCGTACCGCGTAGTCGATGTTGATTACAGGCTGGATGCCAAAGCCAACAAGGCAAACTCTCTGGCCGGGTATGGCATTGTTGACGCCATTCGCAATCACAACCCGCTGCCAGGCGAAAGCATTGATGTTCATGGCGGAACCTATGCGTTCCTCTCATCCCCGTTAGAGTCAACTGTGGCTCAGAACTGCTATTGGGACGGGGCGGACTGGGTGCGTCATGACGGGACAAAAAATGCGGTATGTATCAGTGCTAATAATGGTGTGGCGCATATTCGAACGGCGCTACCTGGAGCTGGCCCGATTCGTTGGGCTACAAGCGACCCGTTATGGACGTCTTCAAACGCGACCGTTTCGAGTTCATCTGGTACCGGAACTCTGAAGCTCCCGAACGGCTGGATACAGCAGGTGTTTGATGTGACAGAAAGCACGGGAGCGAATGACCTCCGCTACTTCCCTGTTTCCTTTCCAAACGAATGCTTCGGAGTATTTCCTGTCCTTCTCAGCGCCACAGCAGGCGGATATGGAAATAACCTCGGCTTCGTCGTCGGTGACGTCACCAAAGATCGTTTCGTAATCAGTGCCGGCGGGAACTTCTCCCCCGAAGGTCGCTTCCGTGTATTCGCCTTAGGAAGGTAACGCATGAAATTTTACTTCAGTCCTTCAGTGACTGCCTTTTATCGGTCTGATATCAGTGGCGAGCTTGGCAGCGATGATTGTTCGATGCCTGATGATGCCCTTGAGGTGGCTAGCGAGGTATACGAGCGGATGTTGCGAGTCCGGGAGGAAGGTGGCCGAGTTGTCCCGGACGAAGACGGGATACCGATTGCAGCGCCGGCCCTGCTCCCAACCAGCGAGGAGCTGGCCGAAAAGGAGCGGCGCTGGCGAGACCGGGTGATATCCACCACCGAGTGGATAGTGACCCGCCATCGTGATGAGGTGGACATGGGCCAGGAAACCCAGATTACGCCTGAGCAGTTTTCAGAGCTGCTGAGGTACAGGCAGGCCTTGCGGGATTGGCCGACAGCAGAAGGCTTTCCAGACGCCGAGCTGCGCCCGACTCCACCGGACTGGCTTGCTGGTCAAACTGAGTAA